AACCGGTTCATCTTTCTCAGTTGAAGATGGAGTATATTTCCTGAGAGGAACCTTTGTCAATGTAGAAACTCAATCAATTATTCTTGATCAGTATACAAATACTCCAAGTTATAGAATTGGTTTTGATGTTGTTGAGGAGTATGTTACTGCAGATGTAGATCCTACACTATACGACAACTCACAGGGATATAATAACTATACTGCTCCAGGTGCAGATAGATTTAAAATTACTGCGGTTCTCAGCAAAAAAGCACTATCAGATTTTGAAGATGATAATTTTGTTGAGATTGCAACCATACAAGACGGTGTAGTAAGAACTGCGCCTAATAATTCACAATATAATTTACTTAACGATGCTCTTGCATCCAGAACTTACGAGGAGACTGGTGACTACTATGTAAGACCATTTAAACTCTCTACTTTAAACTCATTAAATGATAATCAGGGTAATAATGGAGTATTTAAAGTAAATCAACTGACTTATGAAGGAAATACTCCTTCAGATGATCTTGCTCTGTTTAGATTATCTCCAGGTTTAGCATACATTCGTGGATATAGAGTTGNAACTAAGGNACCTACATTCTTAGATGTAGAAAAACCAAGAACAACTAAAGAATATAAAAGTCAAGGATTAAATTATTTGACTGGACCGTCAGTGTCCTTGAATAACGTTGCTGGAACTCCAGTATTGGGTATCAACACATCATATACTGTAAGTTTAAGAAACTCAAGAAAAGCAATCGACAAGATTGCTGCTGGAGAAGAAGTTGGTCTTGCGAGAGTCTATGACTTTGCATTAGAGAGTGGTTCATATAATGCAACTAATCTAGATGCAAACGAGTGGGACATTTCACTGTATGATATTCAAACATATACAAATATCACTTTAAGTCAACCAATCAATGTATCAAAATCAACCTTTGTAAAAGGTAAGTCTAGTGGTGCAACAGGATTTATTAAGGATACTGTCACTAATAGTAAGGCACTCAAACTCTATGATACAAAGGGATCTTTTTCTGCTGGAGAAAGTTTTGTTATTAACGGTAAAGATGATGGAAGAATCGCTCTTGCTATTACCGCAAATGGTCTTGAAGACGTAAAATCCATCTATGGTTTTGTTGGTGCAGCAGGCACGTTCAATGCAGACACAACTCTGACAACAAAATTGTCTTTGGGCGAAGCAACAGTCTCTCTTAGAGACGTAGCAAAAAACACAAGTGTAGTTACTCTTCCAAATTTAACTTTTGCCAATCTATTAAAACCTGGAAATATTGTATCTTATTATAACTCTGAGAACTTTATTCTCGAGAATTCTTCAACTAAGGGAATCTCAACATCATCCGTTGCAAACGGACAAAGAGCATTTTTAGTTGATCACGTTCCTGGTGCCGAAGATGTATATCTTAATGGTATACACTTGTCAGAATCTGAGTACGTCTCTACAGGTTCAACTGGCATTATGCTTAATGTTGCACCATATGAGGATGATGAACTTAATGTAAATGGATTTATTGGTGGTATCAAAGATAGACAAGAAGTCCTTGCTTATGCTGGACAAACTGTTGTTCCATTCTCAACTACATCCAATCTTACATCCTCTCAAATAGCAAACACACAACTGTACATCAATGGCATTAAAATTGATGATAGTCAGTTCTCTGTTTATAGTGGAGATGAGTTTATTCTCTTAGATTCTCCAGCACTTGGAAACGGAGTGCAAGCAGAATTCGATCCATATACTAGGGGTACAAAAGTTGGTTTGACTACGGTAACAACAACTGTACCACAAACTATATTCGCCAGTGCATATGCTCCAGGAAACGAAGAAGTTTATCTCAATGGTGTTAAACTCTTAAAAGACCTTGAGTACACAGCAAAAAATGGAACTAGCGTTTCATTAAACAATGCAACATCCTCAGGAGATGTTATAGAGATTATTGAAAATGCAGCAGGAACTGTTACTGGTATTAACACAGTAACTGCCGTAGGTCTTCAAACTGGATTTGCGGGTCCATTCGTCGCTGGTAAAACTAATGTATTTTACAATGGCATAAAACTCAGAGAAGGTATTGAATATGTTGGTTCTAGTTCATCTTCAATCTACATTTCAGTAGGAGCAGAGAATGGTGATAAAGTTGAGATTATTGGATATGGTACTGATAGAGGCGCTGGTTTTACTACATCAATCTCAGAGAATCAAAAAATTATCAATTATGACACCAAAAATAATTATGTAGACTTATTTGTGGACGGAGTTAAGTATAATAAGACTGACTTCTCTATTGTTCAAGGTGGAACATCACTTGAAATCAATTATCCATTGTTTGTTGGAGACCTTGTAGACACTGTTGTTTTTGAACCAGGATTCTTTACTAGCAGTAAGTTTACAACAATTGCCAACCAAAAGAATTTTAGTGTCATTTATACAATTGGTTTTGTAGATGTTTATGTAAACGGCATCCTCTTTGATTCAACTCTTTATACTGCGGTTGATGGACAAACTGTTTCATTTGAGACTGGATTAGAAGCAGGAGATCTTGTAGAGTTTATCTCCTATTCGACTGAGACATTTGATATCAAAAATTCAAATGTTGTATATCTGCCATCATATGCAGAGATTAGAACAATTAATACTCAGGGAGCATTTACTGTTGTTACTGTTGCTCCAGTTGCAACCATTACAGGAATCTGTAATGGTTCCTTGCCAAGTACAACACTCAATGTTCCAAACTTAGACCTTATCTCCGCAAAAACAACAACATCTTCAGATAACACTCTATTTACAGCAATGCCAAGGAGAAACATCTCTGATGTTAATCTCTCATCATCAAATCTGACAATCAGAAAGCAGTATGATGTTACTGTAACTAACAACTCAACAAATACAATCTCAGCAGAAACCAACGAAACCTTCCTNCCATTTGACGAGGAAAGATACTCACTGACATTTGTTGATGGTACTATTGAACCACTGACAAGGGATATGTTGACCTTTGGTGCTGGTGATACCCGATTGACAATTAATAATGTAAACAAATTTGGTGGAGCAGCACGTCTTGTTACAACTCTGAGAAAGATTAACGTTGTATCAAAACAGAAAGAGAATCAAAGATCTAGCAGCATTATTGTTGCGAAATCAACTCAAGTCTCTGCTGGTGTTGGAACAACCACTCTTAATGATGGTCTTGCATACGGCAACTATCCATACGGCACTCGTGTTCAGGATGAGGAGATATCATTGAATGTGCCTGATGCACTCTCCTTGCGTGGCGTATTTGAATCATACGATACATCTGACCCTAGTGCCCCTCAATTAGTGCTCACGGCGCTTACAGGACCCAATGCGACAACATTAGACCTCATCTTAGGCGAGACTATCATTGGAACAGTCAGCAATGCAAGAGGAACCTACGTTGAGAAGAAGAATGACNTCATTGTAGAGTATGTTGCATCCAATAAAAAGTCATTTGCTGTTGGAGAAAAAATTACATTTGAGGAATCTGGTATTGAAGCAGTCGTTGCTGATATCAATACTGGTGGCAGAGATATTACAGATTCTTATCAATTAGATAATGGTCAGAGAGATACATTCTATGATTACGCAAGAATCAGACGTATTGTCGGTAAAGATGCTCCAAAGAAGAAGATTAAGGTTTACTTCCAACACGCATTCTATGACTTAAACGATACTGGTGATATCACAACCGTCAATTCTTACAGTACAATCGATTACTCTAAGCAGGTTCCTTACTACAAGGATCTGAGGAATACGGATATGATTGATATTCGTCCAAGAGTTTCCACTTATTCACTCACCGAGGGTTCTACCTCACCATTTGAGTTTGCTGGAAGATCCTTCANTCAAGATGGAAACAGTGCTAAGAATATCCTTGCTCCAGATGAGTCAATCCTACTTGACTATAGTTTCTATCTGCCAAGAATTGACAAGGTTTATGTCAATAAGAATGGAGTATTNAAAGTTGTAAGTGGAACACCTGCTGAACAACCAGCACCACCAGCAGCAATTGATGACTCAATTGAGGTAGCAGAGATCTTCCTGCCACCATATCTCTATAATACCGATAATGCTTCTGTCAAACAGAAGAAATATAAGAGATTCACCATGAGTGACATCTCAACTCTTGAAAAGAGAATCAAGACTCTTGAGAAATTTACAAAACTGACAGCATTAGAATCTGAGACCTCAAACCTTGTAATCTCAGATAATAATGGTATTAACAAGTTTAAGTCTGGATTTATTGTTGATAGTTTCAAAAACAGCACTAATCAAGACCTGAGGAACGGAGTCAAAAACTCCATCAATCCAAACAATGGTGAGATTAGACCATCTCATTATACAACAGCAGTTGATCTGGTACTTGGATCAAGTTCCGTTATTGGACTTGGGCAATCATCTGATCCATATGCAGACTTAAACTTTGCTACTGATCTTAAGGGATCAAACATCAGAAAAACTGGAGATGTTNTTACTCTTGATTATACAACTCAAGAGTGGTTGTCACAAAAATTCGCTACCAGAACAGAAAAACTGACTCCATACTTAGTCAACTTCTGGGAGGGAACGGTTGAATTGAGACCATCCTCTGATGTTTGGGTTGATGAAGTTAATGTTGAACCAGAAAATCTACAGATTGCTGGTGATTATACTGCATCAATCAAAACTGTTACTAAAGTGGAACAGTTTGACTCACAAATCGGATTCCTGCCAACAATTTGGAATTCCTGGAACACATTGTGGACTGAAAATTTAGGTCTTCTTGATGAGGCAGAAGCAAATTCAGTTTATCCAACATTCTATGGATCTGATACTACACAATCAGGAACCAAAGACTGGATTGGATTGGGTCAAGTTGGCGATGAAGTTAAATCCATCACATCTGATGTAGAAGCATCTGCTGTGTCCGTAGAGACATCAGAGTTGAGTGTTGGGGACATCATCCCAATGATAAGATCCAGGAATGTAGAGTTTGTTTCTAAGAGACTCAAACCAAACAGTCAAATGTATGCGTTTTTCGATGGAGTAGATGTTAATCAGTATATCATTCCAAAACTTATCGAAGTTGATATGGTTGGTGGAGCATTTATTGTTGGTGAAACAATTAAGGGGTACTTCCCAAGTGTTGACTATAATGTATCACCAAGTGATGNTAATCCTTATATTAGTTTTAGAGCAGCAAAATCAAATCATAAAACTGGTTCATATCTGAATCCAGCAACTACATTTGAACAGAATCCATATGAAACAACACTGAATATCCCAACAAATTATTCATCTACTTCAACCGTTGTCAACGTAGATATCTTCTCTTTAGCAAATGAACCACAAGGTGAATACTACGGTTTCATTAATCAGGGAATGAAACTTTATGGTGAGAGCAGTGGCGCTGAAGCAATTGTTCAAGAAGTCAGACTGATTACTGATGAAACTGGAACAGTTATGGGATCATTCTATATCCCAGATGCAAGTATTGACGTTAATCCCAAGTTTACTGCTGGTGATAAGGTATTTAAACTGACAAATAGCGATCTTAACAGCACCTCAACTCAAGTTATTACTAGCGTCTCTGAGGAAATTTATTCATCTGTTGGGTCTATTCAGTCTGTATATGACGACGTAGCAGCAGTTAAGTTTGCTAGAAAAGTTGACAAGTCACTCTTTAATGACTCGGATATCTCAACATTCACTGGCAAGTATCTTGACCCACTCGCACAAACATTTACTGTTGATGATAAGACTGGTGTATATCTCACAAGACTTGATATGTTCTTCCAGTCCAAGGACAGTCAGCTGCCTGTAACTTGTCAAATTAGAAGCACTGAGTATCATACTCCATCAGATATCATTCTTCCATTCTCCGAGGTAACACTTGATAGCAAATGTGTAAATGTGTCCACAGATGCTTCGACTGCAACAAGTTTTATTTTTGAATCTCCAGTATATCTGGAGGGTGGTAAGAAGTATGCAATCGTCTTACTCTCAAACTCAAATGAATATCAAATTTGGACATCTAGACTTGGCGAAGTAGATATCAAGACACAATCTGTCGCAACTTCGTCACAGATTCTTGTATCAACAAAACCAACCATTGGTGCANTGTATAAGTCACAAAATGCTGGTGCTTGGGAACCAAGCATCTTTGATGATATGAAGTTTACTCTGTATAGAGCAGATTTTGTATCAACTGGAGATATCTCATTCTTTAATCCAAATCTTGCTAGAGGTAATGGACAAGTCCCAGTATTGGTTCAGAATCCTGTAATAACCAAATCTAGAAATATTAGACTTGGATTGTCAACTTCAATTGCAAGTAATACTAATCTAATACCAGGAAACACAGTTATTCAACCAACAACTGGTGCATCTGGCAATTATATCTCTGCGGTTGGTATTGTATCTGCATTGTCAGTCACCACAGCAGGTATTGGATACACACCATCAACATCAACTCTTACATACAGCAATATTTCTCTCCAAAATGTAACTGGAGTTGGTAAAAACGCAACTGCAAATGTTGTTGTNCAAAACGGTATCGTTGCTGGTATTGAACTTGTCGATGGTGGATTTGGATATGCAGAAGGTGATGTTGTAACTGCACCTCTGGGTAGTCAAGGTCTTGGTAGTGGATTTAAAGCATCTATTCAAGGAGTTGGAGACTCTAACGAGTTAATCTTGGATAACGTCCAAGGAAACTTTGCTCTTGGTATCGCAAATACGTTGTTTGTTTATAATACTGTTGGAGTTGTCACAGCAATCACTGGTGCTGGAACCAGTCTCCATATCAGTGAACCAATTGATATTGTAACTGATGGTCTTGAGTTTACAATCAATCATAAGAACCACGGTATGCACACACCAACAAACTTCGTAAGTATCAATGGAGTCTTGTCAGATGTAGTACCATCGAAGGCAACCACTGGATATAACAAGNCATATGATGGTCCAATTGCACTTGATGACGTTACTGTATATGAAAACTTTGAAGGTGTTGCAATATCTGCTGTTAACCCTGGATATATCTCAATTAATGAAGAAATTATCAAGTATGAAGGTGTAGCGAACAGTCAACTCATTGCTGTTACTAGAGCAATTGACGGGTCTATGCCTAAGGCAATTNCTAGTGGAGACATAATCTACAAGTATGAGTTAAATGGTGTATCACTGAGAAGAGTTAACAGAACTCATAATCCCAAACCTGGTTCTATTACACTTAACTCTTATGACATTGTTATTGATATGTCAGATACAACTGCTGGTGTCAATAGAGGTATAGGAAATAACACTTACAATCCACTTTACTTCAATGAGACTAAGACTGAGGGTGGCAATAACGTTACTGCAACTCAAAATATCCCATACGAAGCAATCACACCAAACGTCAATCTGTTTGTACCAAATCAGACATCTCTTGATGCGTCGATCAGATCCGTTAGCGGAACTAGCATCAGTGGAAATGAGGTATCATTTATTGATAAAGGATTTGAATCAATAGTACTTAATGAAACAAACTATCTCCCAGATCCTAGACTTATCGCATCTAAGATCAATGAAAAACAGATCTTAAGCACTCTGCCAGGTAACAAGTCTATGACCTTACTGATGAATATGACATCAGATAACCCAAGACTCTCCCCTGTCATTGATACGACCAGAGTTAATATGATTACAACATCTAATCGTATTAATAGTGTAGTCACAGATTATGCGGCAGATCCTAGAGTTGATAGTATGTTTGAGGATCCGTCAGATTGTCAGTATGNAACTAAGTCAATTAGTTTGAAGAATCCAGCAAATTCTATCAAAGTTTATCTGAACGCACATATCAACAACTACTCTGATTTAAGAGTATTCTACTCAATATCAAATGAGGACGTTGCAGATCCAATCTTTACACCATTCCCAGGATATGCAAACCTTGATCAAAATGGTCAGGTAATTAATTTGGAGAATAGTGATGGAACATCTGATGTAGTTGTTGATAAGAACTACGTGCTTCAGTCTATATCTGATCCAGATAGTTACTCAAATTATGCGTTTACAGCGAACGATCTTGCAGAGTTCAAATATTTTAGAATCAAGATTGTAATGACATCAACGAATCAGGCATATGTGCCTAAGATCAAGACTATGAGAGCAATTGCTCTAGCGTGATGGGAGAATACATTAAAGTCAAAGACAGTCATACTCTCCTGAGAGATCAGGGGAGTAATGCTATTGTAAATGACTCTAAATATGAATATGAGAATTATATGCATCTAAAGAGGCAAAAAGAAAAAGAAACTGATAAGGTGAATAACCTGGAAAGTGAGATTGATACTCTTAAGAGTGATGTGAGCGAGATAAAGGATCTCTTTAAATCCTTCATAGAAAAACTGGGGTAAAAATGGGATTAATACACGTACCCTTTGATAGAATCGGATCATCTCAAAGGGTAAATCTAAAAGTCGATCAATATGCTGATACCATTTACGGTATAAAGTTAGTAGGTTCTGGAGACACTATTTTTGATGTAAGTGGATATGGTTTTTCAGGTTCTATTAAAAAGTATGCTGGATATGCGTCCTCAACTGCAGAGGATATTGTAACAGTTGGATTTGATACCTCAAATTCTTCGGCAGGTATCGTAACTGTATTGATAAACTCAGGTATCACAACAAATCTTGATAAAAATAGTCCCAGATATACCTACGAGGTTGTAGCAACTGAGGGGGCGAGTGGATATAAAAGAAGAATAATGGACGGCAATATTGACATCAATGTTGGGATCTCACAGGCAGAGACTGGTNCAGAGATGAAATGTATTGCTGTTATTGACGAAGCAAGCAATTTTTCAACAGCAACATTTTATGATAAGTGGGCAAGTTTTANAACAAATTGGCCCAACAGATTACATTATCTCCTCCAACCAACCACCTCTGGAATTGTATCCTCCAGTATTGATACCATTCTAAATATTCCATCAAACTATGATAGTGGATTTGGAACATCACCTCAAGTAAAAGGTGTTGCAAGAGATAATGGAATCTCAACCACATCATCTGATTGGTTTGGATTGGTTGGATTAGTAACGGGTACAGATACTGAGGTTGCTCTATTTTTAGATCAATCCGGAAGTATGACACAAGCAACAGTTCAAGCATCTCTTACTAGATTTATTGCATCTTGTACTGATGCTGGTATTTCCATTAGAACAGAAACTAATGCTGCTGAAGACTGGGTAGAACCATTTACNGGGATACTATAATGGCATTAATACAATTAACCGATAACGAAACAATTACCGAAAGTCTAGTGATACCAAAGGGTATTGACTATCAACAACTCTTTACTATCAGAGAGACAGAATCTAATCTTCCGATAGATTTTAGTGGATTCTCATCTCATGTTATGACATCAAAAATCAAACAGTTTCCAGAGTCAGTAGCATTTGCAGCAACATTTACTGCTACATTTTCCGATGCTGCTAACGGAGTTGTCAAACTGGTTTTGACAGATGTTCAAACTGATGCTATCAAGAGAGGTAGATATTTTTATGATGTTGTGCTTNCACTTGAGTCCAAAGCAGGTGCTGATGATGACTCAGATCTTCAAACCGTAAGATTGGCACAAGGTGGTGTAGTTATAGTCTGATAAATAGACATAGAAGAATAAGGAATTATTCAATGGCGCAACCAGGAACAAGAGGAGAACTCATAGGATACGTTAAGAGAAAACTGGGAGCGCCAGTTTTGGAAGTCAACGTATCTGATGATCAGTTCGAGGACATCATTGACGATGCCGTACAATATTTTCATGAGCGACACTATGATGGTGTCATTCAAACTTATCTGAAGTATAAGGTATCTCAGGCAGATATTGATAGGGGCAGAGCACCTAATGATACAACCGAGGGATATGGTAGAGAAACCACAACTTCAACGATTGTTGGCACTGCTGTATCATTTGCTTACGAAGAAAATGCCAACTATTTACAAATACCAGACTCAGTTATTGGGGTAAATAAAATATTTGCATTTGATGAGTTGACCACTAGTGGTCTTATTGGTGGTGGTATGAATGGTATGGGAGGAATGCTGGGTGGATATCTAAACAGTATGTCTGGTTGGGGAGCTCAAGATATTTTGTCATACTATATGTCTAAATCATATACAGAGACTCTCAATTACTTATTAAGGACTCATAAGCAGATCAGATATAATAAAAGGCAAGATCGTCTTTATCTTGATATTAATTTTAGTGATCTCTCAGTAGGCGATTATTTGATCATTGATTGTTGGAGAATTCTAAATCCTGGTGATGCACCTCAGGTTTGGAATGACTCATTCCTTAAAAAATATGCATCTGCTCTTGCTAAGAAGCAATGGGGCATGAACCTGATCAAATTTAATGGTGTAAGACTTCCAGGTGGTGTTGAACTCAATGGAAGACAAATTTATGATGATGGTCAGAGAGAAATTGATGACCTGATGACGAAGAGTATGACTTATTATGAGATGCCCCCATTAGATCTGATTGGATGATATGCTTAATCCATTTTTCACTCAGGGCACCGCTTCTGAGCAAAATTTAGTCCAGAGTTTAATTAGTGAGCAACTCCGTATGTACGGGGTTGAAGTTTATTATCTTCCTAGAAGATATATGACGACTAATACTGTCATTAAGGAAGTCATTCAATCAGACTTTAAAGACGCATATCCCATTGAAGCATATGTCAATACATATGATGGATTTGAGGGGCAGGGAACTATCTTATCAAAATTTGGAGTAACTCCAATTGATGATTTGACTCTTATTATTTCTAGAGAAAGATTTGAAAATTATATTACACCATTATCAAAAAGCATTCCAAACGTAAGACTTGCAACTCGTCCCAAAGAGGGAGACTTGATTTACTTCCCACTGGGAGATAGACTTTTTGAGATTAAGTTTGTAGAGCACGAGCAACCATTTTATCAACTCCAAAAGACTTATGTTTATGAGTTGAGATGTGAACTCTTCCGTTATGAGGATGAGGTAATTGATACAAATGTTGAGCAAATTGACGATAATATTGAGAGAGCAGGATACATTCAAGTCCTCAATTTGGTTGGCATTGGTTCTACAGCAGCTGCTGAAACAACTATTGTCAATGGAGGTTTCCAGTTTGTCACATTGATCGATGATGGATTTAACTATGTGGAGTCAACACCAACAGTAGCAATCTCATCAGCACCATCTGGTGGAACAAATGCTAGTGTTATATCATTTACAAATGCTGGATTTGGTATCAGTGAGGTAGCAATTCTCAATCCTGGTAGAGGTTACACAACAGCACCAGGTATCTCCTTTATCAGTACAACTGGTTCTGGAGCGATTGCGACAACTGGTATCGGGACCGTTGGCACTATTGGTATTGTGACTGTTACCAGTGGCGGTTCTGGATATACAACTGCTCCAGGTATTGCATTCTCTGGCGCACCAGGAGGAGGAACCACAGCAGCAGGTTATGCTCTGCTCACTGATGATTATATCTCCGCAGTTTATATCACTAATGCTGGTGCAGGATATACTCAAATTCCAGGTATCACAGTTGCAGCACCAACAACTCTCGGAAGAGGCAACTACAAATATAATGAGGTTGTCACTGGATCTCAGTCTGGCAATACCGCTAGAGTCAAGAGNTGGAATGGAACTGATAAGACTCTTGAGGTCAGTATCATTACTGGCAGCTTTACTCCAGGTGAAGCAATCAGAGGTTCTGAATCTGGTGCTGTTTACTCATATAGAAGTGTACAAGATGACCAAATGAATCCTATTGATCAATTTGCAGAAAATATCATTATCGAATCCGAAGCAGATGGTCTTCTAGACTTTACTAGAAAGAATCCTTTCGGAGAACCATAAATAAAAAATATAGTAGTGTCTAAGTATGTTTGAATATTTTTATCACGAGTTACTTCGCAAAACTGTAATTGGTTTTGGAACTCTATTCAATAATATAATTATCAAGAAGACAGATAGCAATGACAATACTGTCAGTGCTATGAAAGTTCCTCTTGCCTATGGACCTACTCAAAAGTTTTTAGCGAGACTTGAGCAAGTTCCTGACTTGAATAAACCTGTTCAAATGACGTTGCCAAGAATGTCATTTGAGTTTAATGGTTTGTCTTACGACCCAACTCGCAAAACCACAGCAACTAAGACCTTTATTAGTAAGGATGTTAGTAATTCTAAGACTCAGAAAAAAACTTATATGCCTGTGCCATATAATATGAGATTTGAATTGTCAATCCTTTCAAAGACTAATGAGGATGCTCTTCAAATTATTGAACAAATTCTTCCATACTTTCAACCATCATATAATCTTACAATCACTATGATTGCTGAGATTAATGAGAAAAAAGATATCCCAATTCAACTGGAAAATATCTCAATGGATGACCAGTATGAGGGAGATTTTTCTACAAGAACTGCTTTAGTTTATACTCTCGCATTTACTGCTAAGACGCATCTGTTCGGTCCTGTCCAGGATAGCAAGATTATTAAGAAGGCTACTGTGGATGTTATGACTGGAATTGATAGACCAAAACGTGAAATGAGATATACTGTAACTCCAAGAGCAATCAAGGACTATAATGATGATGTAGTAACCACCCTTGCTGAGGATATTACTGCTGACGAGAGATATATTACGGTTGACAGTGCGTCATCAATTACTGCTGAGACTTACATTTATGTAGATAGTGAAGAGATGTACGTTGAGAAAATCACTGGCAATAAACTGACTGTTAAACGTGGTCAGGACAGTAGCACCGCAGATCAACACGTTAGAGGTTCTGCCGTTAAGTTGATTACTGCTGCTGATGATGCTCTCATTGACATTGGAGATGATTTTGGATTCAATGAATCTACTTCATTCTTCCAAGATTTTAAAGAGTTTAGTCCTACATTAAACACTGATGTTAATCCAATCTGATGACTTCAAGTAAATACAATGATTTAAATGACGCCTTCGATGTTGAGAGTGAAATTGTTTCGCCTTCAGATATGAAGAGAGAAATTGCTAAACTAACCTCAAATAAAGACGACATTAAAAAGGACTATGATTACACTAGAGGTAATCTATATTCCATTATTGAAAAAGGTCAAGATGCAATAAATAGTATTTTAGAATTGGCACAAGACAGTGAGATGCCTAGAGCATACGAGGTTGCCGGTCAGTTGATTAAAAATGTATCTGATGCTACAGATAAACTGATGGATCTTCAGAAAAAAGTGAAGGACTTGGAAAAAGAGGAGGATGTCAAGGGACCTACAACCGTAAATAATGCGTTATTTGTTGGTTCTACAGCAGACCTTCAAAAGTTAATCAAACAAGGTTTTAAGCAAGACGATGCCAAGTAATGAACTCCCAAACTTAGGCGAATTCTTTTCTCTGATTGGAGACGAGAGAAAAAAGAAGCAAGATGAGTTCGACTCCCTTGTAGGAGATCTTGGTGGAGTGTTATCCGAGTTGGATAAGGTATCACATAAGGATAAAAAAAAGATAGAAGAAAAGAAGAAGAAAGAAGCAAAGAAAAAAGAGATTAAAGAAATTAAAGAACCTGAAGTAGTTACTGATGTAGAGAGTCTCTTTACAGAGTTTGCTAATATCAAAAAGCAAGCAAAGGAAAAGAAGGAGAAAGAAATCAAAGAGGCAAAATTATTTGAGAGTTGGTTGTTCTCAGAGATTGAGGTAAAAGAAGCACCAATCATTGAACCAGATACTACAAATTATACAGGGGCAATTGAGGAAGAAGTTGTTGAGGAAATGACTCACGAGGAAATGCTTGAGGTAGCAGAGGAGCGTGAGGAAGAAAATAAGAAGGAGGAAGTTGTAGTTGATGAATCCGTTAGCAAAGCAACTGAGATTCTAGAGAAACTTATCCCTGAGGAAGAGAAACTTACTGAGGAAGATAGTGAGATTAACGCAATGAAGCGTGAGATTGATCAACTACGCAAGATGGTATATCAGTCTATTCAATCTGCTGCTGCTCAAGGTGGTGGTGGTGAAGTCAGACTTGAGTATCTTGATGATGTTGATCGCGACAGTACCAAGGTAGACAACAAGTTTCTCAAATATAACTCTAGCACTGGCAAATGGGAAGGTGCAGATGCTGGTGGTATTACATCTCTTGGTCCATTGTCAGATGTTGCTGGACTCTCAACAACTGCCCTCGAAGATGGTGCTGTGCTTGAGTTTAGTGCATCTACTGGACAGTTCATCGCAACATCCAAGTCCTCTGCTGGCATCTCTACAGTTGCTATTCTTACAGACCTCACAAATGTCGTTGGAACCGCAACAACAAACGATGTACTCATCTTCAACGGAACAGATTATACCTTCGAGACACCACTCTATGTTGTGGACCTTTCCGATGGAGTTCAGGACGGTGCTCTGGACGTTGGCATTTACACCTAAATATTATTGATTCTTCTTATATAAGAAGAAAAAGTCTGATATATATCAGCATTTAGGTAAATACCACCAGTTCCATACAATGGCAAACCCAAAAGTTAAGATTCT